TGGTAGTTTCTCCAACGAGTATAGTTCAGGTCGTATTTTCTCACACAGTCCATCAAGTGAGTTTTGATGTACTTGAAGAATTTCCGCCCGCAGTTGGCAGCTTCAAGAAGTGCCACGTCAATCGTCGATGTTATGACGCAAGGATCGTACTCGACGACCCCAATATCCTTGTAGTACTCATGCGGCTTGTTGGTTTTGTTGACGTCCAAAAGTTTGTGGAACGTCGCTTCCTGTAGCGCGCCTGTGTACCATGGCGTTTTCCGTCCGTCAGGATACTCGCCGTGTTTGAAGTTGCGTTTCAGGAACTCCAGTTCGGCAAGCGGTTTGAATTCCACGGTGTCTCCGTTGGTCTTGTCAGCTGGCGTGCAAATGATTCCAAACTTTGCAGCCTCGGCGATGTAGTTGTCCGGATTGAACATATGCGCCGCGTCGTGATGTACGGTGTTGATGACGTCATCTCCGTAGAACGAACATCGAACATGTGCATGAAACTGTTGTAGTGACAACCAGTTGTTATAACCACGCTCTTTGCAGAGCTTGCGCCAGATGTAATAGTGGTACATGTGGTTTATGAAACTGTTTGTATACCCAGTCAAAGGCTGTCCCGAGATGTTACCACCCGGTAACTGAACCACAAAATCGCGGTACAGCACGAGCGGCTTCACCGACAGTGCACAAAGTCCAGTTCGAACGAGATCGTCTTCTGGACGCCACTTTGGATCGTTTAATCGGTAGATACGATTCCAAATGACGTGTTGTCTTTCCATACAGGCGAGCGGTACATTTGCGTCCCAAGCGGATACGTCCATGTCGAAACCACGAGTTGATATCGCAGCATGCCAGTTGTAAAGTGCGTTCCAGTCCTGTCCGATCGGATTGATTCCGATTTTGATTGGATGCTGAGCGTGTATGTCGGCCAAAGCGGATTGAGCAGCTCCGAAGTACTTCCGGTCGCCAAGCGTCTTGTCAAGAGGCGCGGCCCAGAAAGCACGAGTAGCGGGCGCATCGTAAACCCGTTTGACTTTACGCGGTTCATCTTTCAACGTCGCGATATTGACAACGGCCGATAGATCGAATTTCCGGCAATCATCAATTAGTCTCTCGAGCGAGAATTTCGCAAGTTTTCCGTACTCGTTGTCAGCGAAACACCAGATTTTGCGCTTCGAGTCAAACGTGAAATAGTCTTTCTTTTTGTTGGCTCCGACCGCGTGGCGATAAGGGTAACCAGCAGAAGTGTCTCTTTCGAGAGCACCACTACTAGAATACCTGTTACACCCGTTGATCGTTTCCAAATTGGTAAAGACTTTCAACTTGATGTTGTTCGCGTAGACTAATTCGGCGTAGTAATCGGCAATCTCGTCAACCACGATGTCAAGTTCTTTCTCGTCCATGCCACGCTGTTCGTGGTTAAACTTTTCGACTCCATCTTCATAGGGGTAGAAAGGTCTATTTTTAGGGCGAGGGTCATCAACTGACATTACGACTGGTTCAAATACATGCTCACCTGGTAAGGCAAGAGGACTTTCCCAGTAACGAGTTTTGACGGTTTGATATTGATGAATGATTTCAGTTCCGTCAGATGCGATTCCAACGACTTCATAATATCCGTGTTCCATTGGTTCTATGAACTGGACTTTCTGATAGTCGTGTGCTTTCCTGTCTGTGACGTCGATGTATTCCGATATAGGCCGATCGATGAGATCTTGAAAATCGGCAATTTCGTCGGTTTTGATCAGTCCTTGAAAAACGGCATTGGTACGTTGGTTCCAAGGAATTTCGTCGTCAGTTTCAGATTCGGTGTCCATTTCCGTTTCGTCGTCAGTCTCGATATCAGTCTCGTCTTCTGAGTCAACGAAATACTCCATTTCACTGTCAGTCTCGTCCTCAATGATCGGGACGTTGTCGTCAAGGCATTGATTTTGAAATTCAACATCTTCGATGTAGATGATGGCACAGAGTGCAACGCTTGATGTAGCAGCGCTATGAATTCCACGTATCTTTGCTCTGATTTGCGTGTTCGTGACAATGAGAGTACTTCCACAATCGCCAGGCCGCGTGTTGACAGGTGCGGCTTGGTATCCTGTTAAATGACCAGAGTACTTGATTCCATATCGTTTACGTCCGTCTACTTTGACTTCGACTACGTCACTGATGTTAACGTTGTTGATAACTGACGTAGTACCTTCGACAACAACCGTATATCCTTTGCAACCATCAAGACTGGTTTTGTCTTTTTTGGAAGGAAGGAAATTAGTAATATCGCGAAATTGAGGTGCCTGTCGATTAAGTTCGAACATGACAATGTCACGTGTCTCACTCATATCGAGAATAGTCGCGAGATACTTGGTTTTCTTGTCTCTGGCGTAGAGGTCGAAAGTGTCACCTTTCTTGAGTTGAGCAACCGCATGGTAATTGATAACGCCAACTTTGCCCTTCAACATGAGTGCGCGAGATTTTACGCGCGACTTATCACTGTTTAGGAGCAAGAAGACGGTATTATTTGCCACGAGGTCGACAACACTTCTGGCTTCAGGATCGTTTACTGATTCGGATGCGAAAATTTCTTGATCGTCGTCTGATGTGTCTTCGACGAATTGGTCGGGTTTGACTTTGACAGGTATATGTTCAAGCTTCTTCTTCAGTTTCGGTTCTTCGACCTCCGGCTTCGGCGGGAGGCGTGCAGTTTCGTACTTGAATCGACGTCGGTAGTTCGCTTTGCGTTTTGCGCGAGACCGGACGTTTTTAGATTCTTCATGTAACTCGACTTCAGG